CAGACTCCCCAGCACGCCTATTGCCGCCCACTGAGACGGGGAAACCCTGTCCAGCAACTGCAGGAACCAGTAGCCCGTTCCCACCGCTGACGTGGTGTATGACACACCTGTTGTGATTTTTTCCATCTGGTTCATACCCCGCCTCCCGCAATCCGGAAGCTCACAACAATAAAAAGACCACCGGCACACACCGATGGTCCCTGACGCATGCTTACATCATCATGTCGCTGTCCGGTGTGGGGTCACCGCTATCTGAAGCACTCCCCTCACCCGCGATGCCTTCCGGCTCCGGAGCTGCCGGTGCGCCCAGCAGTTCATCCAGAATGGCATCCACTTCTGCATCAAGACGCGCTTCCAGGTTATGGCGAAGTTTCTGTTTCAGTGCGCTCCGGACTTCTTCAGAGCGCAGGACTTCCTTCACTGCTTCAGCAGTGACCAGGGATGTAATTTCTGACATGGGATTTTCTCGTCGAAAGGTGTGATTAAGAAAGTTGCCGCTAAATGAGCGGCTCTTCGGGTTTGCTTCCGGCTGACTGACTGGCGCTGATTTTCTCAGCGGCCCTTTTGTCAATCTGTCTGCGCCAGAAGTCACGCATGGCCCTGTACCCACCCGAAAGGAGATACAGCACACAGACCACCGTACAGAAGTACAGCATTAACTGGTTCAGAAATGTCATAATTTCTTTCCGTTATTGTTGACAATAAGAACTGTTTTCATTAAAAACCAGAGTACGAAAGTATCGTTCCTTTATTTTTTCTCCATAGGTATCACCACCGCCAGCGTCCATTCCTGTCGCTGGCGGTTTTTTATCATGCCGCAGTGTCTGTGCTGTTCACTTCCACCGCAATGCTGTCTATCAGTACCGGGTAAGTCGCACCTCTGGTAATGTCTGTCACATGCAGTCTATCCGCCGCAAAGGCACTGACCGGTGACTGCGTCAGCGTGAACGGTGTGCCATCCTGACCATCAATAACCGGCGTCACCTGCAGGCTGTTATTCCCGGCAAAGCGGAAAGCCAGCGTATGCCATTCGTTATCAAATGCGCCAAAGGTTCCCAGTTTCAGGTTGTTTGTCGCCACTTTCGCATTGTGGTACATCACATTCAGGTCTTTTGCATCTGTCTGGATGTAGAACGCTGCCAGCAGGTTATTCCCCCCGTCTCCGGTCAGGGCAACGCCCTGTGGCAGTGAAGATACCGGCCAGTAAAACGCCATAACATACTGGTTCGCAGCCAGCGCTCCCGAAACCTTAAAGCGGCAGCGAATCTGCCCCCCTTTCTGTAACAGAGCCGCACCGTTGCCCGCGGCGTACTCCAGCACCCAGCTGCTTTTACCGGCTTCCTTGGTCAGCTTCACTGCCTTACCTCCGGTTCCCTCCGCATCGCTGACCACTTCTGCCCTGCCGCCACTGGCTGACCATCCCTGTACTTTCAGGCTTCCCTCTGACTCGCTGGCAAGGTAAGAGAGCAGTGTTGTGACGCCTGTGGCTTCTGCACCGGAAGGCGATGACGGGCGCACCTCTGATACTGTCGATGATGCCCCCGCGTTTAGCGCCACTCTTCCCGCATGGCGCAAAATCGCCGTTGCCAGACGGTCGGAAATAATCCCGCGGCGAGCCCATGAACTGAAATGGCTCGCCCTGTCCTGTGACGTCCAGGTGGCTGAGCTGTCACGCCATTTCGAACCGTAATATCCGATACCCGGAATGTCCGGGTCTTCTTCCGGTTTGTTCGTCGGCACATTCACCCCGTTCTCATCGGTCATGAACGGTACGAAATGGATATTCTTTTCCGTTTTGTTTTTATAGCTGCCGTACACCGTCTGGTACGTGGATTCGTTCTTCTGCTTCCAGAAATACGTCGTATCTCCACATATCCAGGGAACACCGCCAGCAGAGCCACCGACGCACTGACCTGCCATATCCGCCAGGTCTGCACGGAATTTATCAACCAGCGCACCAAACTGTGCTGCGTGATTTGCCGGCGTACCGCCAAAATCAAATTCCCCCTGCATCCACACCACGGCAAACAGCACATTTTTCGGATTCTTCTTCAGTGCTGCTTTTGTTCGACCGATAAGGTCCTTATACAGCGGCTTGTCCACACCCCAGCGGGTTGAATTCTCCGAAGCACCACTCGCGTCACTGTATGTGCCATCAGCTCCGGTGGTGAACGCTGAACCACCACGACAGCACGGAACCAGCAGAATGCCCGCATTCGCCGGTATAAACGGCAGCAATTTTTTGGCGATATGCAGCCCCTGCCCCACGGTTCCGTACTGCCCCTTTGACAGGTCCGCTTTCGGATGGTTAAGGCGGCTCATGTCCTGCACATCATGCAGACAATGGTCCGCCGGAATGATGTCGTTATATTTACAGGCGACACCGCCCGGTGTCACCGTACTGCGACGCGCCAGCTGCTTAATGCGCGGGTCCGGACGGTCATATGTCTCCGGCAGCGGAAGACCTTCACCATACGACATGCCGTTTGACTGCCCTGCCAGAACCACAACAAAGTGATACCCGGGGTCGCTGGTGGCGCTGATTACTGCACCTTCTCCACCTGTCGGCTTCACCACAACAGGTGTGCTCACATCACCTTCTGCGACAATCGCCTGAATAAGTGCTGCGCCATCATCCGTATACGAAGAAAACGGCCCACCATATGGTTGCCATCCTTCACGAATTTTTTGCGCAAGTGCATCAGCAAGGTCTGACGGCGACGCCGCCCTGACAACATCATAATGTTTAAATGTCATTATTCCTCCCGGCCGGGATAGTGTATTAAATCAGATATGGAGTGGGCTGTAGTCCGGAAGCCTGAATGACACACGGGGACTACAGCCCAAGAAGTGAAAAAGGCCACGCAGTTGCGCAGCCTGATAAACCCTGGTTAAAATCCACACGATAACAACACAACAATATCAGTATCTCATGCTATTGCCCGAACCCATTCGGGCATTTTTTTACCCATAAAAAAGCCCCTCCGGAGAGGGGCATGTTTGCATGCACATTCTTTTTCTTGCATGGTGCCGGGTGCCTCCCGGTGAATTCAGTACCAGCACCTGAATCCGCGATTACCCCATATACCTGGTTGCTGATTGCCCCTCCGCACAGGGGGATTCACCATGCCAGTTTCTTTTAACAAACTCCCCGCAAACCAGACAACAGTCAACCGCCTGAATTGTGAGACATTTAAAAAAAGGCCCGCAAAAGCGAGCCAGGGAAAATAAGTGTGGCGCGTTGTACTGGATTCGAACCAGCGACCTGGCGATTATGCGTCGCTCGCTCTCACCACTGAGCTAAAGGGCCGGGCGCAGGATAATAACGGTACGTAACTAATCCTGCAATATCATCCGTTCTGACTGACTAAATCCTGTACTTCCCTGACCGTCTGCTCAAAACGTTCAGTCTCCAGCTCAACGCCAGTTGCACGACGCCCCAGCGCCATCGCGGCTTTGACTGTCGAACCCGACCCCATGAAGAAATCTGCAACCAGGTCACCCGGACGACTGCTCGCACTGATTATCTGCTGCAGCATTTCTGCCGGTTTTTCGCACGGATGTTTCCCGGGATAGTACTGCACCGGTTTATGCGTCCACACATCCGTGTACGGCACCTGCGCCGTCACGCCAAAATACCGCCGCAGATGTTTATATTCACTCTGCAGTTCCGCATACTGCCGGTTCAGTGAAGTATACGTCTCCAGCAGCTGGTGGTGGGGCTTTTCCAGTTCACCGCGCTGATGCTTCTCTTCTGCCACCCGGGCAAACAGCGCCTGTAATTTCAGATAATCGCTTTCGTTCGGTAGCTGCCACTGACTGGCACTGAACCAGTGCGACACCATGTTTTTCTTTCCTGTGGCATCCACTATCTGTTTTGCCGTTATCCCCAGGGCAGCACGCGCATCACGAAAGTAAGAAATCAGCGGAGCCATCACATGCTGTTTCAGTGCCCTGCCCTTCGCCTCATACCCGGCATCTTTCGGACGATACGGCCCCTGATAATGTTCCGCGAACAGAATGCGCTCTGTGGCGGGGAAATACGCCCTCAGGCTTTCCTTGTTGCACCCGTTCCAGCGTCCGGACGGCTTCGCCCAGATAATATGGTTCAGCACACTGAAGCGTTCACGCATCATGATTTCAATGTCAGATGCCAGGCGATGGCCACAGAACAGGTAAAGACTTCCGGCAGGTTTCAGCACCCGCCAGAACTGCGCCAGACACTGGTCCAGCCATTTCAGGTAATCCTCATCACCCGTCCACTGGTTATCCCAGCCCTCAGGCTTCACTTTAAAGTACGGCGGGTCCGTGACTATCAGGTCAACAGAATTTTCGGGTAACGACCGGATAAATTCCAGGCAGTCGGCGTTGATTAACTCACAACTGGATATTTTTACAGTATTAAACATGGATCATTAAGCCTGTCTCTGATAGGCTCATACCGCTTTTGCGCAAAGCAGTGGGCCTGAGGTTTGCTTGTGATCCAGACGCATGAGCAGATGGCTGGTGAGTGCCCCTAACACCCACCAGTCGCCCATTTACCACAAATAAAAAAGCCTTCAGGACTGAAGGCGTCTGTAACAACCGAACTGATAGTCTGCCAGACCCGCCATAACAAGCTGGGTCAGTATTAACTGGCAGCGTTCGCGTGAAAGGTAAGTATTCTGCGCAATCTCCCCGACTGTCGCCGGTTCGGTGACGCTTAATTCATTAAACACTGCTCTGGCAGTTTCTGTCATATCCTGCTGTTTCAGCATGTCTTTTTCCCTTTTTCGGTTAACGTGACACACCAATAACTCTTGTCAAAAAAGCCAGCAAGCTGAAAGACCGGTATTCACCGCCACCAGCGCGTTTACTGTACTGACGCGATTTCAGTCATAAAAAACCCGCCAGGCGGCGGGGTGTAAAAAATCTTCTAACGTCAGGCATAAAACGCCCATCGTTTGGGCAAATTTACCACAGATTCGGGAAAAATCAACAAAGCTATCTGGTCACCTTTTTCAGTTGTTGTTCTGCCCATGCTTCTTCAATATCAAACTGCACCACCAGCGTATCGTAAAAACGTTTAACTGTTTTTTTCCATGTATCAAGAGATATGGCATCGGTTACATTACATATGGCATTAAATGCCTCCGTTGAAGGTAATCTTTCATAGCCACGACCACCACAACGCTGGCAGTCTCTGATAACAGGCATACCACGTTTTACCGACTCTTCACGATGAATGGCAACACCGCGCCCACGAAAATCTTTACAGGCGGTGGAAACCTCCCCCTTCCCTCCACACTCCGGACAGGCAACTTTTACCACCTCCCTGACTTTTTTCCATTCCTCCCAGTAAGACGGATACACGCCTTTTGTGCACTTTGCCCACACTGGCGGCTTACCATCCGGATACTGGATCTTGTTTGTAAAAACCTCGCTTTCAATAAATTTTTTTCCGTGACAGCAGGGGCACTGTTTTTTGCTCGCCGCGCTACGGGCATAATCTTCAAACGCATACGAAGCCATAATACGCATCACTGCCGGTTTTATTTCTGCCGGGAGTTTTCTTAACGCCGCCACGCGATCACACCGACTGAGTGCATATTCTGTCAGCAATTCTGTTGCCCGCTCTCTGTCATTCATACTAATGCCCATTTTCCCAAGGAACGCAGAAAACCCCATCTCAGCCCGATTCTGTGTCATGCCCTGCGCGGCCATCACATCAGTGATACTCAGCGCATCTTTTGACGTTGAGGCCGATGCATCGGTCAGGCCAGGGGATTTTGGGGAGTAGTATTTCGGTAAATCTTCCAGTTTCATTTTTTGACCTGCCCTTCAAGCATTATGGGGTAAATCTTCACCCCAGACGTCCACCAGATACTGGCTTTCCA